GATTGATCCGTTATCGTGCGTCAGATGGTTCTCGCAGATGTTGTACGGTGCCGAATACTGAAGCTGCACCCAGCCGTAACCGTCCTCGTTGATCTCTCCGAAGATCTCTTCGGTGGTAACAGCTGTCCGTTCGGCTGTCTTTCTCTCGGAATTGAACACCATCTTTCCTACTGATTCCGACTTTTTGTCGGTTTCCGTAGCAGCTTCCGTGGCTTCTGTAACCGGTTCCGTCACCTTTTCCGTAGTTACCTGAGCCTCCGTGGCGATTATAGCCTGCTGCTTTTTGGCAGCGTTTTGGTTCATTTCGCTGCGCTCTGGCAGCACGTTCGCTTCGGCCACTTGTTCCGTTACGGCGGAGTTCTCGTTCACTATCTTGATGAATGTATCCACCCAGATATAAACCAGAGCTATGATGGCGCAGGTCACATGTATATACAGCCACAGTTTTTTTACCGTTATATTTTCCATCTGGTGTGCTTCCTCCTCATTGGTTTATGATGCATCCTCAGCCAGTTATTCGATAAGAACGGATATACCCTCAAATCAACTCCGGCGGCCTCTGCGAAGGAGAGCCAAAGCCGGAAATGGCTATCGATATGTATTTCTCCTTCAATAGGCTTCGTCATAATTCTTCTTATTCTTCCGGTTTCTATGTTTTCGACCTGCGGAGTCAGGTCAACCGCTTCTACACCCTTTATGACGAATGTCGTTCCGTCCGGAAATGTACCAATCATTTCTGCATCATGTATGTCCTTCAGTGGCATGCTCCCTCCTTTCTCCTATCAGCTCCTTCTTCCTTCTTTCATCGTCTGCCTTCTTCCAGGTCGTATAAAGAGCGATGCAAAGAGGATCCTTCACCCATTCACAGGCGCAAGCCTTGTAGTATTCCTTCTTCACGCTCTCGATTGCTGCTTCTACCGTCATCTCAATACCTCCACTTTGAACCTCTCCCCATCCAACCATGTTGCATTTCCACAATCATCAATCAGACAGATATCTCCATCTTCGCCAATATAGAAGCCGTCGATATCGCAGTAGACCAGATTCCCCTGTTTCGCCAGCTGGAAGATCACTTCCTCTGTCGGTTCTTTGCCGGTTGTGGTGTCAATCACTCTGAACTGGATCGGCTTTTCCAGCTTGGCCTTGAGCTCTGTAATTGCCTTGATCGCTCCGTTGCAGGCTTCGACGGCTCTCCGGTTGTACGGATTAAGATCCAGCTTCGTCAGGTTTTCACCCGTCAAAGGATTGAGCATGAACATATCAACCGTGAATTTCAATCCTTCGATAATCTCGTCAATCGTCATCCTTCTCCTCCTCTAAGTTCATTCCCTTGATAAGCTCAAGCGTCTGTTTGTAGTGTTCGAGGCTTGTTTTTATGTTGAGTGGAACATCATCGTTGAACACATCTTTTTTCTCGACAAATAACTGTTTTCTTTTCATGCTCCTCAGCTTCACGAGGTTTTCAAATGCACACAGGCACATCCAATCCAGTTCGCTCTGCTGATCCGTGACGCACATCCGGTTGATTTCTCCTTCGATCATGTGGGCCATGAGACGGATATCCATATTACTCATCCTGCACCTCCGTTGTCAGCGGATCAAACCTATCAATCTTTTCTTTATCTGTCTCGATAAACAAAACATCCGATTGTTTGGCATTTTTGTTATATGCAGCCAGACCATGATTCATTCTTCTTGCAGTCTCGCCAGTAAGCTCTATCGTGTCCACTTTTTTTAGTTTGTCGATAATGTCCTCTTTGGACCAATCTGCTCCCACAAGTACTATCGGCAAATTATAAAAGGTGTGAATATTATCATTATCCGGAAGCAAGCTAATGGCTTCATCAGCTGTTATTATCTTTCTCACCTGTTTTCCCCTTTCTGAACTGTGCCGCATTCGGACACGTTGCGAAGTGAGAAGTATATCCCACTTTATCTCCGCCCGGATCGAACTGTGTCCTGACGATGGTCCCATTCTCTGTTACCAGCGTCAAAGAGTCTTTCGCTCCTGGGTGAAGGTTCTCCGAGTAACTGATCGGCGCCGCATCAACCGGCATCGCCTTCCCCGTCCCCTTCATCTTGATCCATTTGATCTCTGCTCCGCAGCTCTTGCATGTGCTCATCTTTGCATCTCCTTTCCACCAGATCTTGAACCACATTTACGCAGATGAGTGTAATCATGAAGATCAGGATCACGCCTACCGGAGCAAACAGCAGGCAGCCTCCTATAATCACCAGCGTATCGTTCCCGGAGAAGATAAATGCGAATATGCAGACGATGTATGTAATCACGGCCAAAATGAGAAGCACCGACAAGATCTTCGTTATCGTCTTCTTGCTCATCAATTCACTTCCTCTCCATCATGTATTCCTGTCAGACATCTGCAACTGTCCCATTTGACGTAGTAACCACAGTTGAAGCAGTAGTTCTCGGTCACACCGTGGGAGAGTGTTGCTCCGCAGTTTCCACAAGTCCAATAGTCGTGTTTCTTACTGTATATGCCCTTGTGGTACTTTGGCTTTACACCCTCCCGCTGTCTGATGGCCTGTTCCATCTGCTGTGGGCTCAGATTGCAGGTTATGAAATACTGCCTATCGCTCACTCATTCTCCTTTCATCCTGGTACCTGTTCCAGCATATCGGCCTTTATGATCTCGTATGTGATATCCAGAGCCGTCCGGATATCTTTATACCGGCAGTTTGGCTTCTTATGGATTCTCGGATCTGTATCAGTCCAATCATTGATGGCATACATAAATTCAGATACGAAGATCATCTTCTTACCACGGCTCACGCACAGGTAATAGCAATTACAGTATCTCGGAATCCCTTTGCATGGCCGGAAGCCGTACTTCTCAAACTCCGAGACATCAACTTTCGGTTTTAGCATCCGTCCTCCTCCAATTTCTTCTTTGCGAGATCGAACGCCAGCAGATATAATTCAATAATTCCGGTTTTTTCTTTGCCGATCTCTGATATATATTCCCAGCAATCGCTGTCATATTCGCTCAGGGCATCATAGCCTTTGCTTCCGATTCCTCTTCGATCGTCAAAGTCAGAAAGAATATCATCGATGGTTTCATCTCGCAGTTCTTCTTCGGTTTCAAAGTCGAATGTCGGTATAAATGAAACTCCTTTCAATCTTTCGATCAGATCTTTTCTTGCCTTCTCCTCGTCATAGACATATATCGGACGGCTGTGTGTGTCGATTTTCTCTTCAAAATATCCCGGGTTATGAACATAGTCATCAAATTCATCCCAACACATGTTATGGAAGTTTGAAGCAATCAATTCGCCGAGATCTCCGGATATGTGCAGACGATAGTAATCTTCTTCAAACAGAAAGCGGATCCTGTACTCGCTGCTGTCTGGCTTTTGGAAATCAAGAATTTTGATATTGCCATAATCAGTAAACTTGGCAATATGATGTTCAAAATGTTTCTTTTGCACTTCCAGATTCATATCTAATTCCTTTCGTTTGTTCTACCTCACATATTTTCTGTGCATGGATGCAAGGTCTTCGTCATTCAGATCGAGATAGATCTGTGTCGTTGCTATGTTCTCGTGTCCCAGCATCTTCGATACCATTTCAATCGGCATTCCGTTCCTGAGCGCATTCGTCGCGCATGTCCTGCGGAACTTATGCGGATGCGCTTTTACACCTACGGCCTGTCCGATCTCACGGATGTTTGATTCAATCGTCCCGGCATTCAGATGCCTTACTTCATCAATCATCTGTGGGAATTGATACCACCTTTTCAGATCGTGGTGCTTCCGGAGTGTATGGAATGTTGGATCCGTGCATTTGATACACGCTGGGAAGACATATATGCTGCCATCCTTCCGATCAGCCATGTATTTGTCATAAGCAAAACGAGCAGCTGCGTTCATGTAGACATATCGGTCTTTGTTTCCTTTGCCGTGAACAAGTATGGAATTATCTTCCAGGCTTACATCGCAGATCTTAATCTGCGACAATTCCGTTACACGGCATCCGGTACTCAGCAGGATCTCGAAGATTGCCTTTTCCTTTGTCGTTTCCAGCCTGTCTCGCATCATTATGATTTCCTGATCACTGAAAGCCTCTTTCTTTGTCTTCTTCGCTTTTATCGGATCAATCAATGCCATCGGATTCTTGTGTATATAGTCGTTGTTCTGAAGCCACTGGAAGAACGACGAAAGGTTCCGGCGCTCATTATCACAGGTGCACGCCGACGCGCCCTGCATCATCCTCTTGGCGAACAAGATCCGAAGATCATCCGTTGTGATATCAATCACATTTTTTCCCATCAGTTCCAGCGACCTCGGAATCGTATCTCCGTAATATTCCAGAGTCCGCTTTGATAACCCTTTGATTTTCTTCGCCATCAGAAATCTTTTCAGAAGTGCTTCGTTTGAATCAGGTTCATATACTGTAAGCTGGGTAGACTTTCGCTCCATGGTGTAGTTCTCGAGCATTACATAGAGCACATTTTGGACAGCTGTCGGATCAATGCAGTATTTCTCGATCCGTAACATCACCTCGTCTATAAACTCCATCTCTCCTCCTAACAGCGATCACAGTCTCTGGTTACATATTCCTTCACCGGTTTGCTTCTCTCGATGCTCACATTGTCCTTTTTCCTCAGTGATACTTTCTTGTCGGCATACTGGATGCCGTGCTGCATAGCTGTGATCGAGAAGAACATTCCCCGGACGATCCCCTCCTGATAGCTCTCGTCCTTGTCCTCGAACTGCTCCAGCCTGGATTTCAGTTGATTCACAATCTCTTTCGTTTCAATGTCCATCTCTTCCCTCCTTGTCATCTCTGCTTGCTGCAACCATCAGAGCCATGAGAATCAGTCCGAAGAAACATCCCACGACAAAGCCTATTATTAAGCCTAAAACCATTTGCTACTCCTCCTCGTAATCCTCCACCCTCACGAACTTTGACCGCTTCAGGAGGCCGTGCCGGTATTTGCTGGCCTGACTGTAAATCTGCATTTCCGACACTCCTGTCATCCGTGAGAGTTCCGTTGCACTTCCTGCGACGGCCAGTGGTAGTTCGTACTTGTCTTTTGTCACCATCATGTAAAGTGCCACGCTCTCCTCCTAACTCACCAGCTTGTACCGGTCGAAATGTGTTTGATCTCCGTACCGGTTCTTCGTGTTCACCCGTTCCTTCTCGAAGTTGTATCCGCGATCTTTCAGCTCGAAGATCCGAGCTCCCAGCTGCGTGATTCCGAGTTCGGAATACGCCTCCCAGGATGTGATTGAGCCAAAGTCCTTGATGTACTGGAGCACTCTATCCCTCTGCGTCACCCTCTGTGCCATCCGTCTGCACCTCCTTTCTTCCGAAGTTCTCCCAATACGGATCTAGCTTCGCACCCTTGGTGAAGTAGGTGTCTCTGATGTCCGTAATGTTCGTTGCCTTCTTGATCTCTTCTTCGTGGATGTCCTCATAGACACCCAGTTCCTGCACAACACTTCTCCCGTCCTGCACGCCCGGCTTCACCTTGTAGCACTTGCACACAGGGTCATACTTTGTTATCCGTTCCATCTTCTACCTCCAAATCAAATATCGACATCTGCCCTGGGAGAGGTGTATATCTGACCTCTTCCACCGGTTCGTCCTCGTCTCCGTAGATCAGCCGGTAGCAGATCGGCCCGATGCCGTTCCTCACGCTGTCCGGATTGCTGATCTTCCTTCCGCATATCCTGCACTTCATACGCTGTGGTTCTCCATGTACTTTTCCAGGTCGTGCGCCGTCCGGAAGCTGAGCGTCTGCATACACTCCTCAAATATGCAGGTGATCCGGTTCCGGCACTCTGCGATCACGGTGTAGATCTTCCCGTCATCCATGCGAACCTGTTTGTATAGGTTATCCATACAACCTCCTAATTGTGCGTAGCCTCAAAGTTCTCGATTGCCCATTTGTTGCCGGATGCATACACCGCATTCCTTGTTCTGTCATAAGGGCTTAACATCTTGTTCTTGTGATAAAAGAAATCATCCAAAGCCTGATTCTGACCGCAAGAGTCGCAGATCATCGTCTTGTTGTCATACCGGGAGAGAGCCAGCAACCGCTTATACTCCCTTTGGCAGATAGGACATTTCATAAGATCCTCCTTTCTGGAGCTGTCCAGAAGACCGAGGGCAGCTCCAACGACATGCCTTACAATAAGTTGCGTCTGTGATATATATCCTTGACCAAAAGGATCGTTATTTGATTGCGACAGGAAGCACGATGGCTTTCATATCGCTTTCGTCCGACAGCAGCTTGATCGGCTGTCTGGCCGTCTGCATCTCCATGTAGATGTTCTCCGAGTCAAAGGACTTGATCGCTGCCATCAGGAGCCGGGGATCCATGCCGATCCGCAGTTCCTCTTTCACTTCATCATTCAGCTGGATCTCCTCGTTGTAGTCATTCCGGCTGTTGATCAATTCCATCCGGACCTTATCGCCGGAGAAGTTCAGCTTGATCGGATCATTGTCGAGCCGGCAGAGGTTCGCCCTGTTGAGCGATTCCACAAAAGCTTTCCGGTTGACCGCCGCCGTGAGCGGCATATCCTGGAACAGCTGATCCGTTTTGAAGAACTCACCGTTGAGCAGTCTGGACTCGATCATGATGTACTCCGTCTCAAACCGGACCGTGCTTCCGTCGGATGTGATATTCACCATTCCCTGGAGATCCATGTTGAGGATCTGCTGACAGGTGCGCTTCGGGATGTTGATATCAAACTGTCCTTCCTTCGGCACCTTGTCCCATGCCATCATGTGACCGTCCAAACCTTTGAAGTTCAGATATCCGTTCGCGCAGCTGAGGTTGAGTGTTCGCATCAGCTGATTTCCAGATCCGTCATCCACCGCAAAGAGCACATGCGTGATTCCGGCCAGAAGCTTCTCTGCTTCAACCTCGATCTCAAACTTCACATTTTCCAAACCTTTGATGGCCGGATACACTTCCGGGCTAAGGCTGGTGAACTTGTTCCGGATCTTCCCGCACTTCAATTCCATTTCCATGCCTGCTTCGATCTCTTTGGCCGTGATTTCCACATCTCCGGATGGAAGATTGCTTATCAACTGGAACATGCTCTCGGGTATCAGGAAGGACTCTTCTAATCCTGCCGAGATGCCCTCTAATTTGACTTGCACGGTCATTTCCATGTCAGAGGCGATCAAACACCCGTCTTTCAGTAAAACCGTCTGTAATGCGGCCATAGGCGTTTTCTTCGGAACGATTGCTTTCAATTTCCCGATCTTGGCTGCAAGTTCAATCTTTGGTATCTTCATCGTAATCTCCTTTCAATTCGATCCCATCGAGTATGCGGATGATCCCTTCACTCTCACTAACCCGATAGGGTTTCAGATCTTTTGCGTCCATATACTTGTGGCCGAACAGCTCCTTCATGTGTTCCCAGACATCCCAGGGAACCCGATAAAAGGATGCCAGCCCCATACTGACCATCACATAGCACCTTGCCCCGTGCCGGCTGTAAGTCCGGAAGAACTTCGTCTGCGTTTCCGTGACCACTTCCTGCTTGATCCTGTCTGAATCGGTGTGCTTTGCTTCAAACACGATCGCTGTTCCATCACAGAGGCTTCCCTTGAAATCGGGCTGACACTTCTTCTCAAACACGCATTCAAAGTGTCCTTTACCCAGTGGCCGAAGAACCTTCATTGCCTCCGGTGTCTTCTGGATACAAGCCACATTCAGTCCTTCGTATCTCGTCAGCGCATGTTCTATCCGTCTTTCAAAAATATCTCCTAAGGCCTTACTGCGCCTTCCTTGAATCTGCCTGCTCGGGTTCAATGTAGTGCTCCTCCTCTGCGTATGCTCTGATCTTCTCCAGGGTAGTTTGACCGATACCCGGAATAGTTGCGATTGCCTCGATGAATGCTGCCACCGCGTAGGTGCGTTCCTTTCTCAGCTCTCTTTTGATCGGCTGTGACTTATCAACAAGTCCTACCAGCTCCTCGTCATTCAGGTTCCGCAGGCTGACCGCTCTCTTGTGGATATACTTTTCCTCCGGTGTCAGCCTGCAATTTCTAATCTTTCCCATTTTCTCCTCCTTCCTGATCCGTGCATAAGCCTGCCAGAATGTCGGATCAGGATATCCTTCACTGTTTCGGGACATCGTTCAATTTGTACTCCTCGATCCACGCATCCAGACAATCGTGGCACAGATAACCGAGTGCGTATCTCGGGCCGCCTCTGCCGTACTGTACGGACAGGGCACACATTTCTCTCTTCATCCCATGCTTTCCGCAGGCATTACAGTCCGTTTCGTAGATACCTTTCCGGATGCTGCTGAGTTCTTTCGTCTTCAGCTTCTCCGGATACTGCTTCTTCGGATTGCTCGCATAGGCTTCAATGCTGCTTCCCATGAAGAGCGGGATCCCTTTCTTCTCGCAGTCAGCTTCGATTCCATCCACCCACTCTTCCTTCGGTGTTACCCGGTCCTTGTACTTCTTGGTGTCAGCACCGAGCACCACCCATTCAACCTCTTCCGGGATCTCTCCAACCGGCCCGAGTAGTGGTTCACATACCATGAACCGGTGTCCTTTGATCTCTGGGACCTTGGTCTTTCCTTTCGTGACCGCCCATCCGTACCAGTATTGATCTCCCTCCGGCAGGATGCCCTTCTTCTCCAGATCCTCGTATCGTTCCGGGAATGTGGTTACGAAGAGCAATCTCTGCTGCGTTCCTTTCGCCTGTTCAAACACCTCTTTCAACATCTCGTCGCTGATCCACGGTCCGAACATATCTCCTTCGTATCCAACGACCACATTTCCAGGTGTTTTCAGCTCGTCAATGATCTTCTTTCTGTACCGGAAGAATGTCGGGGAGAATCCAAACGGCCTCGATGCGTGCTGCCCTGTCTTGGTGATGAAGACATCATCCAGAATGAAAACCTCACCGTCCCGGCTGTACTGATTCGTCATGCTCTTATTGAACCGGATGTCTCCTGAGAAGGTGCCGCCTCGTTCCGTACATTTGCAGTGAGAGCAGTTCTTCATGCAGCCGCTGATTGGATTCCACATTCTGTCCGCCCATTCAACCTTAGTTCGGTGCATCCTCTCCCTCCTTCCAGTATTCGACGTAGTATATCGTCTTACCTTTGCCTTCCTTCTGTTCCTTCCCGATCCTGACCGCATACCCAGCCTTGATCAGGTATCCGGCAAGCTGCTGCCGGTCATCATCATTCAGTTTTCCCAAATAGTTGTAGATCTTCTGTCTTCCTGCCATCAGCTCGCCCTCCTGCGTTTCTTCTTTGCTCCCATCTTTTCCTCGAAGATCTTCACGAAAGCTTTGACCTCCGGTGTCATATTGCAGTTGTTCCGTCCCCGGCACTGCACCACATGATCATCTTTCCATTCGAGTGTGTAGTACGGTTTCTCCGGATCTGCCTCCTGCCGGATGAAGAAGATCCTCGTCTCACCCGCAATCACCCGCTGTTTATATGTTCCTACGCAGTGGTGAAGAGCTTCTCCCTCCCTGTCGAGTTCTTCGATCTTCCTTGGCAACCGGATCATCAGGCCGGCCACAGCCATGCTCTCTGCTTTGGTGGCCTTCTGCTTTTCGAGCTGCTTATTAAACTCTTTCATCAGCTCCCGAAGCCTTGCGTCCTTGAATGCTACATACTCGTTTGACTTCCGATCGTGTGCTTCCCAGAAATCTTTCGGAAACAGATTGAACTCATTTTTGAGGTCTGCCCCCATCTCCCTGATCCAGCGGATATATTCCACATAGTCTTTCATATCGACACCCACCCGTGAGTGCTGCGTTCCGATGTACTTCCAGAGCTTATGGATCGTGGTGTACTGTCTCAATTCCAGAACATCCTCAACATGGATGCGGTATAAATACTGCATATTGATCAGAGCGGAGAGCTCGTCTTCCGTCACTCGCTGTCCCAATTCCTGGACTTTCTGCAACACTTCCAGATCTTCCTTCCGGGGATTGCTGCTGACCTCTTTCAAAAGCAGGAAGTTCTCTCTCGACAGCTTCAGAACTTCACAGATATTCCGTCCATCCTGCATCGGTACCGTTCCCCATCCCATCAACACCTCTGCAAGGTTTCCAAACCCGATCTTGACCAGCTTCTCCATGTATGGATACTTCCGGTATCTGCCTATGAACACATTGATGAACCACGGGTCTTTCTGTTC